TGAAGCTATCGACGCATTATATGAACTCGTAAAAGATGCACCAGCTAGTGAACGTAAAGACGCCGCTATGGCGTATTGTGAAGGCTGTATCGCTGCTTGCGATTTAGGTCTTAAGGTACTCAATGGTAAAAAGACCGAAGCACCTAAGACTGAAGAGCCTGTAGTTGAGGCTACTCCGGCGGTAGAAGCTACGGCCACTACTGAAGAGAAACCTAAACGTAAACGTACTACCAAAAAGAAAGAAGAACCTGTAGTGGAAGCTCCAGCAGTTGAGGAAACTCCTGAAGAAGATGATTTAGACGATTTGTTATAAGAGAAAGGATAGCGCCTTATGAAGGTCTTATTCAATCTACAAGTACAACAGCTGTACGACCTAGTGCGGCGCAAACAAGTATCACCTTTTAACCCTGCAAGCCATTACCATGTACCTTGCGGACACTCCTTCGCTAACCTTTGGCCTATGGAGTCTAATGGGTTTGGAATAGTGCCTTGTAGGGAATCAGATGAGTTCTATTGCCCAAGATGTGGGGAGTTGATCCACGCTAAAGGGTTTACTGCGGAAGTTGGATATAGCGCCACCGTTCCTTTATCCCTGGACCTATCAATTATAGATAGAGGCGATAAACTAGACGTGCAATTTGAGTATGATACGGTGTATGCCGACGGCGATACAGGGATGATATACAAAGGTTATAAATCTCATGTCATCGATGTGGTACGGTTCGACTTCAAACAAAGAAAAACCTTTATCATACTCAAGAAGCGCTCACGCAGCGACGTCGTCGAAGAAGCGACAGTTTCCCCTACGCGTTTAAGCAACAGCCCTTTATCTTTAGAGTGGTTTGAAGCCACGTCTGGCTGCAGACTGCATAACCATCAAGATGAGCTAAAACGTTTCGCCAAGGTGTTAAAAGAAGTGTTCTTCGAGAAGCTTTCAAAGGCAGTAGGGTATAAAGTTAAATCTATTAGACAAGGCGTACAGGTATCTAACAAGTACGGAGCTCTAGATAACCTACTTCATAACTTAGTATGGAAATTACAAGCTCCGGATGCACCGGCTATCAATGATAGCCTTAAACGAGACTATGATGACTTCTATAATCATAGATTCCCTAACGAGACACTTGGTATGGGTAACGTATTGGCGTTAACTACAAAAGGTGATTCCTTTGTAAAGGCCTTAATCAAGGCTCATAACTTACCGGATGCTAGATGGGTTCGACGGTTACTACACGATAGACCTTTCTTCTACACGAAGATCATCAAAGTTATGTCTACATTATTTAAGAATAAGGACTATCAAAAGGCTATGGTCGATGTTATCAAAGATAACTCTGATAATACAAGTTATATTCAGTCTTGGCCTTTATGGCGTGATGACCGCGACTTATCTGTCATTCGTAGGTTTGTTAACATCCTTAGCTATCAATACGGTGAGCGCCAGGCGTTCTTATTCATTAGAAATGCGCCTTCCTATCACGATATCAGAGATACAGCTAGTATGTATTTTGAGTTATCGAGAAGTCGCCGTAAAGAGGTATGGGGCAGTCGCATCCAGGTGCGAAGCCTACATGACACAATCTCGAGGATGCAAAAGTTCGACAAGGTAGAAGACGAAATCGTACAGCAGCGTAAAGCACATCATGTGCTAGCCGATATGGTTAACGGCTATCGCTTTATGGCGATAGGTTCTACTCACGGCATCATTGATATGGGTATTCAGCTTAATAACTGTGTTAGCTCCTATATCAAAAAAGTAAAAGCTGAAACGTGTGCTATCGTAGGTGTTTATAAATGTAACGAGCCAGTAGCGTGTATCGAGGTTAATCCAAGGAATGATGCGGACGACTTCGTAGAAATACACCAGGCTAAACTTAAAAATAATCGTGGCGTATATGAAGACCACGATATTAATGGGGCGGTAACGCAGTGGGTAACATCTCACGGCTTATGCGTTCCGGCGTATGTACGAGATATCCAGTTTGCGAAGGGAGGAGCGATGTAATATGGATACTAATATCATCATAGCTACGGGCAGAAGTCGCTCCGCCCGTAGCTGGAAGTCTCAGAAAATGACTTGGAGTGCTTTGGCCAATAAATTATCCGAGCCTACTGTAACGAATGAAACAGCTGCTGAATACGCCAAGATGTCTAAGGCTGATCAAGGCCAAAAGAAAGACGTCGGCGGTTTTGTAGGGGGCTATATTCCTAAAAATGGTAGACGGGTAAGAGGCTCTGTTAAAGAGCGGTACTTGATTACTCTTGATGCGGATAATCCTAGTGAGGACTTTCTATTAGACCTCGACATGGAATTAGGCGGAATGGAGTACGTACTCTACAGTACACACAGCCACACGAATGCTAAGCCTCGCTATCGCGTAATTATCCCTGTAGATAGAGCGATGCAGCCTGATGAATACCAGGCAGTCTCAAGACGGCTTGCAGATAATATCGGGATTGAGTCTTTTGACCCATCCACACACCAGGCTGAGCGGTTAATGTATTGGCCGAGCCATCCTAAGGATGTGGAATATGTATATCAACGAGGCGAAGGCAACCTAGTATCTGTTGATCAATGTCTAAGCACATATCGTGACTGGCGTGATACGAGTCTTTGGCCAACGTCCGAAAAGGAATCACAAATTCGCCTTGATGCGGCCAAGAAACAAGGCAACCCGTTAGAGAAAAAGGGTTTACTTGGCGCCTTTTGTAGGTGCTACAGTATCACGGAAGCGATAGAAAAGTTCCTTCCGGGAGTGTATGAGCCGACACAAGTTGAGGGCCGTTACACATATACGGAAGGCAGCTCAGTTGGCGGTTTAGTTATTTATGATAACGACACCTTTGCTTACTCCAACCATGCAACTGACCCTATCAGCGGTAAACTTGTTAATGCATTCGACCTAGTTCGCATTCACCTATTCGGTGCCAAAGATATTGGCGAAGACCCTACGACTGCAGTTACTAAACTACCAAGTTACAAAGCCATGATAGACTTTGTCAACGAAGACGGCGCTGCACCAATCCTGCTCGATAAAGAACGTATGGCGGATATGGAGTTTGAGGATATCACAGAGGATGACGAAGACTTTTTATCTAAACTTAAACGTGATAACAAGGGTAATCCTGAATCTGATGTGTTCAACTGTTTGGTAGTACTTAAACATGACCCTGCATTAAAAGGTAAAATTCGGCTCGACGAATTCGCGCATCGGTTAGTCGTGATTGACGACCTTCCGTGGCGCGATAAGGACGAAACCCCTTACTGGACGGATACGGACGACGCGTGCCTACGTAATTACTTTGCCACAAAATACCTTATCAAGGGTAAAGGCATTATCGACGATGCCCTACAGGAAGTAACGCAAGATAATAAATTCCATCCAGTACGCCAATACTTAACCGGCTTAACTTGGGATGGTGAATGTAGAGTTGATACACTCTTCATAAATTACATCGGCGCCGAGGATACTGATTACATCCGAGCGGTTACACGTAAGTGGATGTGCGGTGCCATCGCACGAGTAATGGAACCTGGCGTTAAGTTCGATACAGCGATTGTGTTATATGGCTCTCAAGGGCTTGGTAAATCATTAATCCTGGAGCGGTTAGGCCGTAAATGGTTTAACAATT